TACGCCTAATGCAAGGCTTGTCATTTCTTCGTCTTTACCAAACCAATCATTTTTTTCTTGCCAAGCTGCGGCTTTATCGTCGGGTTTAAACGAACGTTGTTCATTTTGTTGTATATATACAGGATTTTCAGGTTCCTGTAAAGTGTTTTTAAATCTAGGCTCATACTGTTGAGCTTGAGATAGGCGCATTTGAGCATCGTTCATTTTTTGTTGGGCATCTATAATTTTATCAGTATCACCTGAATCATAAGCTTCACGATAATCTCGTTTAGCTGAATGTAACTGTTGTTCTATAGAGCCTTTAAGAGTTTCAATATAAGTTGATTCTCCAGAACTTAAAGTAGCTTTTAACTTTTTATTATCATCTGCAATTTGTTTTGCAAACTTAATAGCTTCTTGACGTTCACGATCTGCTTCTTCTTTAGCGCGACGTTCATCATGATAAACTTTTCTAAGTTGAGCCATACGAGTTTTAACTCGATCTGAATACTCTTCAAGATTATCATTTTCTAATTCTTCAACAAGATTTTTTGGTAGTGGTTCTTTACCCTTGTCTTGTAGGGGAGTATCATCTTCAATTTCAAGATCAATATCATCTGCTTTTGTTTCTACTTTAACTTCAGTTTTTTCTTGTTTAGTCTTTATTTCTTTTTCTTCAGATAACTTAGTACCTGGTATTTCATCATCATCATCTGGGTATTCAAAAACAATATCTCCATCTTTTACGTCAGCCATATATTACTCCTTATGCGCGAGTGTAGCCGCGAGGATCAGCAACAACCCCCTCAACTGTATCGTCGTTAATAATGCGGAATTCTCTTCCGTGAATTTTAAATCTAGTGCCCGCGTATGCACGCGTTAAAACAAAATCACCCTCTTTACACCAAGGACCCGTAGGAAATCTAGCCTCATCTTTATAAGCTAAGTCGCCTACTTTTACTACAAATAAAACTACAGTTGAATGCTCTTCTACAGATTTAGCGCCAGCTGCTTTAACAATACCACCTTTATATGTTTCCTCTGCTTCTGGAATTGCACATAAAATCCTATAGCCTTTTGGATCTGGAAGCTGTAAACCTCTTTCTTCAATTGGTATATCTTCTGCATTTACTTCATTTACTGATGGAATAATAATCGGTCGACCGTTTGCATCTACCAAGTTTTTATTCATGGTTAGAATCTGATCACTCATCCGAGTTCTCCATCCTGTCTACGATGTCAGCAATAATGCCTTGTATTGTATCGCAAGCTCGTATATATCCGACAGCAGATTGGTAATGTGCATAATCTTTCGCAGAACCTTCAGCAATTGAACCTAATACTTCTTTGCGTCTTTCAGCTATCTTGTTGATCAATAGCTCTAACGTTGGGTCTATCATTTACTACTCCTTTGGTTGTTGTTTATTCATTTGTTGCATTTGTATATCTTGTTGTCTTTTAGATTGTTCTTTTTGGTGCTCTAATTGATCATTAGCTCTTACTGCTTCTATACCAATTTTTGTACCTTCTAATAACTGTTTAGCTTCCAACTGTTTATCGTCCATCACTGCACTAGCACCTAACTGAGCACCAGCAATACGTTCTTGTGATTCAATACGCATCTTATCAAGTTCAAGTCTAGCTTGATCTGCTTGAATATCGGCCATAGTTTTTTGCTGTTTGATTTGTAAGTCTTGAGCTTTTAACTGTAACTCTTGTTGTTGCATTTGAATAATTGGATCTTGTTGCTGTTGTTGAGCCTGCTGTTGTTGTGCTTCAGAGGCAGACTTAGCAGAAAGTTTCTTAGCAGCTTCAGCCATAAGTTTAGATAGTTCAAACTCTACATCTTCTGGTAGTGTTTCATCAGCTTTAGGTAATGGGACTCCTAATTGTTCTTCAAGTTGTTTTCTATATTCAAATGCTACATGCTCATTAATGTGCGACATGGCTGCTGCTTGAATTGCATTTGCTTGAGGGTTCTGTCCTACCATCTGTAGAATCTTAGGATCTTGCATAGCTGTCATATGAACCGCAATATGCGCTTGATGGTCTTGATAAATAAATGCTTTAACAGGTTTACCATTAATAATATTCATATTTTCAGATACAGGATCTTTTGGTTTTTGATCATCAGATGATGGGATAAGTTTGCTAATATTTTTAACACCAAGTACTTCTAACATTTGTTTATTAAGTTCTACTTGGTCATAAATTTGCGGATTAGATTGAGCCATTTGCATCACAGCTTGATACTGAACTACTTTCTGTGACATCGTTGCAGCATTAGGATCACTAACTGGAATGACATCTACGTTATCATAGTCAGCTTGTTTAGCACGGCGATCACCTACTTCAGGATCATAAGAATATTCTTCTGGTGTGTAGTCACGAATAATGCCTTTAAGTAATTTAAACTCTTGCTTCATCGCATAGTAAATACGAGCTTGTACAGCTGACATTACTTTCAATGTTCTTTCTAATATAGCAAGGGTTGTACCTACTGGAGAGTTAGCACTCATGTCAGACACTTTCATATCTGCAGCTGAAGCAAAACGTCGTCCTTCATCAATAATACCATTCATTAAACTTTGTAATACTTGTGAAGGTTCTTTGTAAGGTAGCATTAAAATGTTGTCACGAATAGCACCACTTGGTACATCTACATCTCTAAATTCACCTGGAGCAATTGGAGTGTCATCGCCTTTAATGCGTAGCCCACGAGACTTGAGACCTCCTGGGAGATTCGATAAAGTACCTGCATCAACTAACTGACGAAGAATCATCGTACCTGATTTAGCAAATGCGCCTATTAAATGAATTAACCCAAAGCAATAAAATCCGAAGCCTGGAATATAACCGTAGTGTACAAAGTGTTGACGCTTAGATTTTAATTTATCATCTGGATTCCAATTACGACGAATAGATAAAATAGTCGCTGTGCCTTTTTCAATAGTGACTACATAAGGTAATGCAATACCATCTTCACTATCACCATTTTCTAAATCTAAATTAACATGCATTTCAAGAATCTTAAATCTATCATCTTCTGACGGATTAAATCCTAGTTTCTCTGCAATCTTTTTTTCTGCTTCATCAATATCTAAATATGGTTCGCCCAAATCTACATCACGATAAAAACCTGCTACTTGTAGTTTATGTAATTCATTCTTAGTCTTACGCATGACATGAGTAACACGCTCAGCTGTTTCTAAATTAGATGCCCCGTAAGGTACTACAATATCTTCAGCTGGAACATACATCGCTACTTGACGTTCTAACGATGGATCATAATAAACTTTTTTAAATGCGTTACCTGATAAACCGAGACCCCATAGCATGCGTTCGTGCTCAGGTCTATATTCAGGCATCATGTCCGTAAGCTGATAGTTCATATCATCTTTTACACGTTCAGCAGCATCTTCTTTTTCTTTTGTTTGTTTGCCAATAATTACAGTTTTAACTGGACCTGCGGCGGGGAATGTTTCCATCATAGTTTCAGCTTGGAACTTCACGAGCGCTTCTGTCATTAAAGGATGATACACATTACATGCACCTGGCCATGGTTCTGTTCTATCTTCTACTTTAAGGCCTAGTAACTCTAAGCCATCTACATAAGTAGTTAACCAATCTTTTCTTGAATTAATATCAGCATCAAACTCGCCAAGCAAATCGCCTGACAACTCAGTTAACTCACCTTCGTTCATCTCTTCTGCTAAATTGGCATTAAACTCATCATCGCCTTCTTTGCCAGGCACAATAGTAATTTCCATACTACCATCATCAAGCGTTACACTTTCTGGGTTTTCAATTTCAATACTTAACGCCGATGTTTCTGGATTTTGTGGATCCTGATCTAATCCTATCGGAGCTTGGTATACACTTTTATCTATATTAGTTGCCATATTAATTCCTTGTTATTTAATTTTTTGTACTACCATAGCCTAAATCAAATACTAGGCTTTCTGGTCTATTTCTAAATCGATCAAAAAACTGTTGCCAATTTGTGCCTTTATGCTTTACATAATGTAAAAATATTTGAGCATAATCATTTCCTGTATATAAATCTTCTCGCCAGTGCAAAGCTTTACAGCCTAAATATATCATTGCTTGGCCAGGTTTTAAATAAACTAAATTATCTTCACCTTTTGGATTTTTAATCCCAAGAGCCCATTCGTTCCCATCATCACCTATATGGACTGTAACACTTATCTCACATGAGGGTTTATCTATATGCTTATCTAATTTAGCTCCATATTTATATAGCCTTGAAAAACTATATGTTGGTAGTACTAATTCGCCTATGGTCTCACTTACTAAAGGTATTTTTTCTATAAGCATTCCTAACGCGTTTTTCTCATCATTTATTCCATACGATATATTAGTATGAACTTCCCGCACGTAATTATGTGTGTCTTTTTTTATTATTTCATATAGTTCTTTTGCTTTATCCTCAGATATAAAGTCTATAACTACATAACTATTTTCTTCTAATTGAGCTTTTAAATTCATATTGAGTACAATCTATTCCTAGAACTTTTAAATCCTTGAATCTCATCTGCTTCATCGCTAGGTAGTTTAATAAATCCACCCTGTCTAAATCTCATTAATGCTAATGTTGTACTATCTACCAAGTCATCATTGGCACCACTCGGAAAATCATTACATTCTTCTATGACTTCTTTAGCCCATCGTCTGTCAGGTGCCCACACAATGCCACTTCTAAATAAATCAGATACTGCATTGACTCGACTAATCTTATCTTGCCCTTTACCTGGTGTAAACTCGCCGACGGGAATACCCATCCGTCTAAACTCTTGATAGAGTGCAGCTCCGTTAGATTTCTTTTCTACTAAGAATGCGTCTGGTTCCCACTCTTTATACTCTTCTAAACAAAGCTCTTTGAGTTCAGGAAACTCTAATCGTTGCTTAATTGAATTTAACAGTATTATATTATAGTTATTCGTTTCTTCGTTAAAAAAGACGCCCCAAGTGGTGAGCGCGTTATAGTCCGCTCTATTATTCGCCTCCTGGGCAGCATCTAAACTCATAATTGTAAATTCACATTCAGGTGGATCTTCTTCTTCCCATATATTCCACCATTCTCTTTTTATTAATGCGCCTTCTTCTGATACTGGGTTTTGTAAGTATTGCGAGTTCCAATACCTAATATCTAACGCGGCCTTCTTAGCTTTTAATTCTTCTAGTGGCCAAAACTCAGGCCATAAGCTACGTTCTTCTCCGTCTTTATCCGTTAATATTGCTGGGAATTCTACTACTTCCCAATTATCTACATCGTCATTCTTAACCATCTGGTTTACAATTTCGCCTGTCAAGTCAAGCTTAGACCACCGAGTCATCACTACAATTATCGCACCACCAGGCATAAGACGTTGTAAAGGGCCAGACTGAAACCACTCCCAAGCAGGCTTAAACACGTCAGATCGTCCAAGTTTAGCATCCTGTTCTGAGTGTGGGTCATCAATGATAAACAAATCAGCCCCGCGACCAGCGAGGGCACCACCAACACCAATAGCAAAATATTCCCCATTAAAGTTTGTTCCCCATCTTGATGCTGATTTACTATCTGCTTGTAGTTCTACCGCAGGAAATATGTCTTTATAAGCGTCACTACTAACCAAGTTACGAACTCGCCTACCGAAGTTAACAGCAAGATCAGCGGTATGAGACGCCATAATAACTTTCTTATGAGGATACTTTCCCAAGAACCAAGCAGGCGCAAGATATGAGATAAGCTCAGACTTCCCATGTCGTGGCGCAATATTGACAATAACTCGTTTCTTTTTGCCCTCGGCAATCTCTTCAAATATTTTCGCAAGTCTTCTATGATGATCTCCTATCATGTAGCCTGGGTATACGTGTGTAATAAAGTCTAAGAAGTTATCCTTGCCATGTTCCTGTACCCAATTCTTTTTAAAGACTCTTAATGCTACTAACGCTTTCCTCTTCTGCTCTGGCGGCATGTGTGGCACTAACTGCATTAACTCCGCTGCTTTTTCTGGGGTTAGCCTTTCTTCACTCATCTATTTTGTCTTCTATCACTTCTGCATCTATCGTCTGTGCTGGTTCCTTCAGGAGTCCTTTTTGCTTGAAATCGTTTAACATAGTGAGTAACTCTTTCTCAACTTCTTCCATCGACTCCATTTTATGTGTAACTTCCGTCTTCTTCTTAAACGCGTCTACACCATCCACCTCGCCTAATGCTCTTAACGCGGTTGTCTTTTCTTTTGGATTCTTTGTTGACTCTATCACCTTAATAAGATTGTTAACCACGTAAAGTTTATAATCTGCGAGTTCTTTTGCGAGTAGTACCTGTGTCTGAGCTACCATACCCGCACAAAATGCCATCGTAGGATCGGTGTATGTACCATATTCAGGTTTAAAGTTTGGATCTGTCATAACTCTTTTAACAAAGTCAACTGCTTTTTGTTGTTCTGCTGGGCTAGCGTCAGGAATAGGCTCACCTTTTAAATCAGCTATGGTCTTAACAGTCTCAACTCTAACTTGAAGCTCTTCTTCCATGCCTAGTTCAGACATAGCTTCTTTAGGATTTTTAGGTAATGGGACACCTTCCTC